GACAAAACGTTGTAGACTCTGCATACAATCCATTATCAATCAATGAAGATTATTTCTTCCCACAAACAGCAGAAGGTAGAGGTTCTAAAGTAGAAACATTACCGGGTGGTACTAACTTAGGTGAGATTGATGATCTAAAATACTTTACAAACAAACTATTAAGAGGTTTACGTATACCAAGTTCTTATTTGCCAACAGGTGCTGATGACTCGCAGAGCAATTACAATGATGGTAGAGTGGGAACAGCATACATTCAAGAATTAAGATTCAACAAATATTGTGAAAGACTACAAAATTTAGTATCAGATGAATTCAATCAAGAGTTTAAACGTTATCTTTTAGAAAAAGGTGTCAACATTGACACAGCAATGTTTGATATCAAGTTCCAACCACCAATGAACTTTGCGTCTTACAGACAAGCAGAGGTAGATAACAATAGAATTTCCACATACACACAGATAGCAACAGTGCCATTTGTGAGCAAACGTTATGCTCTATCAAGATTCTTAGGTTTAACTCCAGAAGAGATGGCAGAAAACGAAAGAATGTGGAGAGAAGAGAATGATGCCACAGTCCAAAGTAAACCTACAACATCAGCAACTGAATTAAGAAGTGCAGGTGTTAGCACAGCAGGTATTCAAGCAGACTTAGATGCGGCAGAACCTGAAGCACCAGCCACTGAACCAGGTGACGAAGGTGCTCCATCACCAGCAGGCACTACACCACCAGCAGGTGGAGGCGGCGGTACTCCAACTCCGGGCGCCTAGATAAATAATTTTATGATACTACGTGAACTTTTTTATTACGATCAAATAACAACTGAACCTGGCGAACAGAAGCAATATGATGCTACTGAAGATCAGTCAATCATGAGTTTAGATGACACACGTAAAACAAGATTATCTCTAAAACAGATCAATAGAGCAAGAAAAGCCGGCGAATTTCACAAAGACGAACAACAAAAAGAGTTAGAATTTGTAAGACAGATGTACGGTGCCGCTAATCAACCGGAAATGTAATAAATGACTGTTGCTTTTGTATTAGGCAATGGTCTCAGTCGCAAGCCAATACCTTTAGAACCTTTAAAACAACATGGAAAAATATACGCCTGCAATGCGGTGTATAGAACTTTCACGCCAGATTACCTTGTGGCAGTGGATGCCAAGATGATCAATGAGATATGTATGGCTGGTGCCCAGTTGAAAATGCCTGTTTGGACCAATCCAAATAGAGCATATAAAAAGTATAAAGGCTTAAATTTTTTCGAACCCAGTTTAGGATGGTCATCTGGACCCACAGCACTGTGGTTAGCATCTAAACATATGCATCAGACATTCTTTTTGTTGGGATTTGACTTCACAGGCACCACTGAAGGCAAGTTAAACAACATATATGGTGACACTCCCAACTACAAAAAGAATTCAGATGTGGCAACATACCATGGCAACTGGAATAGACAAACCAGCATTATCCTACAGAAGAACTCCTTGAAGAGATATATACGAGTAGTGCCGGAAGGCACCAATGTTTTTGAGGCTAAAGACCTTAAGAAATACGCAAATTACAGTGAAATCACTGTACAAGAGTTCAAACGACGCTATCACCTATAAAATCGGCGTCAAACGGGTCATTATCGGCCCATTATCTACCTATTTTTTTACCTATCGGTTAAATAATACATGACAGTCTTATCAATAACGTTAATAGGAGAAAAACAATGTCAGATAAAAGCAAATTCGAGCAAATGCTTGAAAAACTAGTCGCTGACGATAGAACAGCGGCAGAAGAAATTTTCCATGATATCGTTGTGGAAAAATCAAGATCAATCTATGAAGGTCTTTTAGAAGATGATATCAAAGATATCGAAGTAGAAGAAACTTCAAAAGAAGACTCAAAAGAAGAAGAAACTACAGAAGCGTCTAAAGAAGACAAAAAAGAAGACGAAAAAGTAGAAGAAAAAACTTCAGAAGAGTCAAAAGAAGATGAAGCAGTAGAAGAAGCATCAAAAGACGAATCTAAAGAAGAAGAAACTAAAGAAGAAGAGTCAAAAGATGAAGAAGCAACTGATGAATCTTTATTAGACGTAGAACAAACAGCAGTAGCACCAGCAGAAGCACACGGTGGCGACGCAACTGACGACATGGTTGGCGACATCGAAGCACCAGCAGGTGATATGGATAACGGCGACGACTCTGAAAAAGGTGAAGAAGAAATCGAAGACAGAGTAGTTGACCTAGAAGATGCTATTGATGACCTTAAAGCAGAATTTGAAAAAATGATGGGCGATAAGGAAGATGGCGACGACGCAGAAGACAATGGCGACGACGCAGAAGACAACGGCGACAAAGAAGATGAAGCAGTTGTAGATCAATCAGCAGAGGGAGAAACTGTAGAAGTTGCTCCTGAACTTGGTGAACAACCAGCAGTAGAAACGGCAGAGCCAAAAACAGCAAGTGAAGAAATTAGAGAATATGTGAACAAAGTAGCGGTAACGCATACAGATGGTTCAGATTCAACTAAATCACCAGTTGCTGGCAAAAATGATATGGGCGGAACTACTTCTAACATTGCTAAAGGCGGTGAGGAAAAAGGTGGTAAAGCACCTGCTCCTAAAGAAGAGAACGCAGGTAACATTAATGTACCAGGCGCTAAAGTTAAACCAACTGCGGCACCAAAGGCCAAGACTAACGCAGATGACGACGCTTCTGCTAAAAAGTCAACAATTGGCAGTTAATAAGGTAGTATAAGGAAAACGGATGTTATCATTACGTGAGACGCTTACTTTCGACCAAGCAGGCATAGTCGTTGAGACTAAGGACGAACACAACGGTAAATCCCTTTACATGAAGGGAATCTGCATTCAGGGAGGTGTTAAAAACGCCAACCAAAGAGTGTATCCTGTTAACGAAATCCAAAGGGCTGTCAGCACACTTAACGATCAAGTCACTGGTGGATACAGTGTTCTCGGCGAAGTTGATCATCCAGAAGGACTTAATATTAACCTAGACCGTGTCAGCCACATGGTAAATGAAATGTGGATGGACGGACCGAACGGATACGGAAAATTAAAAGTATTACCAACCCCGATGGGACAACTGGTTAAAACAATGCTGGAAAGCGGAGTTAAACTGGGTGTTTCATCTAGGGGTTCGGGTAATGTAAAAGAAGACGGATCCGGCGAAGTATCAGATTTTGAAATCATCACAGTAGACATCGTAGCACAACCATCGGCGCCAGGAGCATATCCTGAACCAATCTACGAACATCTAATGAATGCAAAAGGTGGTTTGAAAGCATTAAACACAGCAAGGGACACACAGGCACAAAAATATCTAAAAGAACAACTAATAAACATAATTGGAAAACTCCAATCTAAATAGGAGAAAATAAATGTTAGAAGCACTGAAATCACTTTTTGAAAACAACGCAATTTCGGAAGAGATCAGAGCAGAAATAGAACAAGCATGGAACCAGAAGGTTGAAGAAAACAAACTTTCTGTCACTGCTGAACTTCGTTCAGAGTTTGCTGAGAAGTATGAACACGACAAAGCAACTTTAACAGACGCTGTTGACAAAATGGTATCTGAAAGAATCGAAGCAGAAATGGCAGAGTTCGCAGAAGACAAGAAGCAATTAGCAGAAGAAAAAGTTAAGTATGCTACTCAAATCCGTGAACACTCAGACAAATTAAAGTCGTTTGTTTTTGAACAACTTAAAGGTGAAATTGCTGAATTACACGCAGACCAAAAAGTTATGGCAGAAAACTTCCAGAAACTTGAGGACTTCGTGGTAGAAGCTCTGTCTAAAGAAATCGCAGAATTTCAAAAAGACAAACAAGACGTTGCTGAGACAAAAGTACGTCTTATCAGAGAAGCGAAAGCACATTTTGAAAAAGTTAGAAATAACTTTGTGAAAAAAGGTGCTAGTAAAGTGTCAGAAGTAGTGGGCAAAACTCTACAAAAAGAGATTAGTTCATTAAAAGATGACATTGAAGCGGCTCGCAAAAATGACTTTGGTCGCAGACTGTTTGAATCTTACGCTCAAGAGTACACACAATCATTCTTGAACGAAAAAGGTGAAACAGCCAAACTTCTAAAAGTAGTGGACATGGCGAAACTACAGGCAGAAGAAGCGAAGAAGACAGCCGAAGAGAGCAAAAAACAGATTGAAGCAAAAGAAAAAGAAATTGTTACAATCAAAGAAGCGGCTGAGAGAGAAAAAGTTATCAATGAGTTAATAACACCATTGAACACTGAACAAAAAGAAATAATGAACAACTTACTGGAGAGTGTGCAGACGGGTGCTTTACGAAAGCAATTC